TTTACCTATAGCATTATGATAAGCATCAGCTGCAGCTCTATTATCCCAAGCATCAGAATTAGCTACTCTCATAGTTTTATAATCATCTCCATTTTGTTTAAATGTTTTTTTACCATTTTTACCAACACCATATTTTTGATATTGTTGATATATCTGTTTAGCCATATCATCATTTATACCTAAATTTAACATTCTAGCTCTATTTACTTTTGTAACTTTTTCGCCTTTTGCTATCTGTTCTGCTACTTCTATAAGTCTAGTACCATTAAATAATGATGCAATACTTTTAGCTGCTGTATTCCATGGGTTACTTAGATTTAAGAATGTAAAATATAAATTACCTAAAGAGCTAAAACCTCTTTCAAATCTATTAAAAACACCAAAAGCATCTTCTACACCATACATAGACATAGCTCTTGAGCTGTTCCACATATCTAATGCTTCTCCACCTAACTGTGCTGATCTTTTAGACATATTGAATATTTCTTTTGCATATCCACTTGTTAATGCTTCATATGAATTTCTAAAAGTTCTAGTAATACCATTTACCATTACTAATCTTGCTACATCTACAGTTTGAGCTATACCAGTAAGCATAGTTAGAGCATTGTATAATTTACCTATTCTAATACCTCTTGATATAAATCTATTAGGATCATCAGCTAATCCATATGTACCTCTAAGTAAATGTATAGCTGCATCTAAGTCTACAAGTATTTCTTCTTTTTGTTTTATTAATTTATTTTTTTGTACTGTTGATGTTGCATTTTCTATTAGCTCATCATATTCATCTGATATTTGCTGTATACCTTTTTGATAAGATCCACCTTGTACATACTTTGTTCCATATCCCATTGGATCTCCAAATATTTTTGTTATTTCAATATCTGGTATAGTTTGATTATAATATAATCTTTGTAAAATGTTTATATCTTTTTCTATAAATCCAGCATTAGCTAGTTTCATATAATCTATATTAAGATTTCTGCTTTGAAACCTAGAAGATATTTTATTTATTTTATTTATAAACTCATCAATATCTACAGTTTCTCCTTTAGCTGTAGCTAATTTTATTTCGTCTGCTAAATTATTATATTGTATAACAGGTGTATATCCTTTGAATCCCTCTACTATTTCATCTATTTCTGATTGTGTTATTGTTGGATTTTTTTCTCTAAGTAATCTTGATAATAAATCTTTAAATTCATCAAATCTTGAATCAATAACATCTCGTCTATATACAATGTTAATGTAATCATTTTTTTTCAATGATCCATTTTCTTTTATATAATCTAATCTTTTTTCTAGTTTTTCTTTTAGTTTAGTAAGATCATTTACTTTTTTATTGTTTTTAGTTTTACCTATAATGTCATCTAATCTGTTAATGTATCTTTCTATAAATGTAGTTGCTATTTGTAACTCATCATACTCTTTACCTATTGGACCATAAAAGTTATCTAATTTTCTTGCAGCTTCTACAACTTCTGGATCTAAATTTTTGTTGCCCATTCTTGCTTCAAAAACTTTTTCTCTAAATTCTCTTGGAGACATTACTTCTTTACCTCGCATAAATTTTGTATCAAAAGTTCTGTCTACAAAGTTTTGTTTACTAGCTCCAAGTCTTTGTAAATATTTATTATATATTTCTTGTATTGCTGTATTTGTTTCTACAATAAGAGGAGCAAACCGCATTTTGATTGCTCTTTCAATACTTGGTTTTGTAACACCATCAACAAAGTTTTTTCTTTGGTATAAAGCTCCCTCTAAAGTTCTTTCTATAAATTCTTGTGCAGATCCTATACCATTTTTTAATACTCTAAATATTGGATTGAATGGACCTTGTTCTCCAAATACACCAGCTCCTGTAGGTTGTATTTGATTTTCTGGTAATACATCTACTTTTTCTATTTTAGTACCAGCTGGTATAGCAGCTCCTACTGTACCTTGTTGAAATGCTTTATCATCAGCTTCATCAAGCATATCAGCAGTTTGATCAAACTTTTTACCAGCAGTAGGTTTTAATGCTGGAAGTATAGCTGGTATAATAAAACCACCAGCAGTAATCATCATAGAATAACTTATAGGTCTTGTATCATCAAAAAATCTTTTACTTTGTTCTTCTGCTGCTATTGTAACTCCAGACTTAGTAGCTCTTGATAATCTACTACCAGTAAATAAAAATCTACCAGCTTTAGTAAACATAAATAAACTTGATGGATCTGTAAGACCACCTAATACTCTACCAACAATATAAGATGGAGATCCCATATTAGTTTTCATATTACTTAAAAATTCTTCTTTTAAATATTTTGTATGTTCTTTATTTCTAGAATGTACAAATTGACCAATATAATCTTCTAATCCTATTAGTTGTGGATCTGTAAAAACATCATATGATTGATCTATTTCATATGTACTATTAGTACCCATAATAGCACTTGCAATATATCTACCACCTAAAAAAACTAAATTTTCGTCTATAAATCCTTTTCTAATATTATTTACAGTACCAAAAAAATTTTGATCTGCTGTAAAATTATTTCTAACTTTTAGTGGATTAACATCAAAGTAAGATTGTTTACCAATAGGACTTACAAAAGGCATTAATATTTTCTTTCTGATTCTTCCTTATCGTAAACATCTTCTGCTGGTTTAGTAGTAAAGTCTAAATTTAATAAATTAGTATGTTGTCCATTTAACCACATTTCTATAAGTGTTTTATGTTTATTCATTCTAGTTAAAACACCACCCATATTATTATTTTTATAGATTGTACCATCATTAGCTAGTTCTCCAAATACTGTTGGATTTGTAGCTGCATATCTTGCATCACTACCTTTTAAACCACCCTCTATATATGGCTCAAACTCTCCTATAAACTTTCTATCTCCTGTTCTTATATAATCGCCCATAGCTGTCATAAATCTATCTCCTAGTAATCCCTGGTATGCTAGATCTATCATAGCCATAGCAAGATAAGAATTTTTATCTCCAGTAATATCAATGCCAAACTTTTCAGCTTTGTCTTTTACCATATTGTATTTTTGATCCATCATAATAGTAGCTACCATAACTGAATCTTTGTATGTTATTTTACTTTCTCCAGCTATAAGACTATCTACATCATACCCTCTTTTTGCTAGTTCTGATTTTACAGTTTCATCTTTCAATGATAGTCCATGACCTACTGTCCAATCGCCATTACCTGGCATAGTTTCATATGCTGTAGATTTATAACCACCCTCATTTTCAGATATGTAATCAAATAATATATTTCTTTCTGTCATTGTTTCTCCTTTAGTTCCATATATTGATGTAACAAATTGATCTCCTCTTGTTCTTTTCGCTTCTCTTAATGCAGCTTCATTTAATAAAATATTTTGAGATAATTTTTGAAATTTATTCATTTGTAAATCTACACCAAACTCTTTTAATATTTTTTCAGAAGTATTTTGTCCTAAATCTAATAACGATCTTTCAAACTTTAAAAAATTATAATATGCTCCATCAAGATCAGCTGCAAAAGCACTTAGACCTAACTTGTCATAAATTTTATTTCTTTCTTCTTTTCCATCTCTCATAATATTTTGTAAATTTTCTTCTTTTAATTCATTTGGAGACATTGGATATTTTTGTTTAAATTTTTCTTCTAAAGGTAGAGGTGTATATTTTAATGTTGGATCATCTACATTATTAAGTTGTAAAAAAAATCCATCTCCATCTAAATCTATTAAAATATTATAATATCCATTTAGTCTATCTGGTTGATCAAGTTCTCGTATATGTTCAAATTTTATTTGTCCATTACCACCCATAGACTTTGGCAGCATATCGTATATTTGATTTGTTTCAAAAAAGTTATCTGTTATTCCAAGTTCTGATCTTTCTTCATTACTTAATCTCATAATAGAATCTATAATGCTAAAGACAGCATCAGCTTTTACATCATCTGGATTCATACCAAGTTCTTTAGTATGATATTCAAACATAGGTTTTAGTGCTAATTTTTTACTCATCTGTTAGCATATACCCCATTGATTTTATATCTTGCATAAGAAATCCCATCATTTCTTCTAAATCTTCCATTATTTCTTTTTTACTCTTTTGTCCTATATCTAATTCACTTTGACCTTTTGCTTTATAATACCAAGGAATATAATCTGGTAATAAATCTGCATACATATCTCTAGCAAAATTTTCTTCAAATGCTAATGCATTTTCATCTGGTGTCATATATAACCAACCTAAGTATGGTATAGAAATATGAGATTCCATTCTAGGTTGTCCAGTTACTACTCCTCTTTTATATCCAAAAAATTCTGTAACATTATTCCATATTCCATCATTTGCTTTTTTTATTTCTTTTAAAATTAATTGTTCTAAAATTTTTTGATATTCTTCATTATCTCCATTAACTCCTGTTGTTCTTATAGAAAATGCCTTAATAATTTTATCTACTGAGTCTGTATCTTTGCTATCTCTAATTTGAAACCAATTTTTAGTAAATTGATCTAAATTCATTCTTCTTTCACTATCTATTCCTTTAGCTCTTTGTATATTAATTATACTTGCTCTTTGAGTATAGTCTTTATAAAACTCTTGTAAATATAGTTGTGCTTTTGCATCTACACCTCCTATATTAATTACTTTTGCAGTAGATGTTTGTTTAATTTGATTTACAGCTGTAGCCATATTTACTAAATATTGTATATCTTCTGGACTATCTAAATTCATAGTTTCCCAGTTGTTTATTATAGATCCTATTCTTTCTGGTACTATTCCAAATCTTGAAGCTACCATTGTTAAATAATTTAAATTAGTACTTTTTTCAAAAGGTACTTCAATAGTTCCTTGTCCTCCTACATCTTGTAAAACAGGACTAAAAAAAGATGAATCTATATTTTTGCCACCACTAACTTTAAAATACATAGCATTTAGTAATCCATTAGTAATTTGATCTGTTGTAAATTTATTATCAATACCAGCAATTTTTAATTGATTATTAGTAAGTGTAATAACATCATCAAATATATTATTTGTAAGTTTTAATGTTCTTTCTTGTCCACCAACTGTAATAGTTACTCTTCCATCTTTTACATCATTCATTAAATATCTATGATTATTGTTTAGTATTTCTTGGAATGTATAATTATTTAATATCTCTTCATATTTTGCAGCATTTTCATTAATATCAAAAGCAATTAAACTTCCTTTTAATTGTTCTATATTATCAAATTGATTTAATATATCTGGAGTTTCAGAAGCATTAAGTATAAATTCAAATGAGTTTACACTAGTTATTCTGTTATCTAATTGTATTTTGTCTTGTTCATTGTTAAAACTTTTTATTAATGAATCATTAGCTGCTTGAACATCAGTAATTATTTCTGCTCTATCTTGATCTAAACTTTTTGGAAAATAGTTATTACCATATCCTTTATTTCTATTATTTTGATATGCAGATAATACACCATTTACTGAGGTAATAGCTTCAGATAAATATGTAGTACCATCTATTCGTTTTTCAGATATTACTCCATCTCCATCTAAATCTTTACCTATTAAAGTTTCTTGGTCTTTAGTATGTGCAGCTGAAAGTTCTGCATTACTATATAATGTCATTTTTTCTGTTTCTAATTTTTTAAGTATAGTACTGTTATGTGATTCTATACTTGGTAATGCTGCTAGTCTGCTAGGATTTGTTATAGATGCTCTAAGATTTGTTAAGTTTATTTCTTCTTCACGAAATCTATCTTCTAAAGCTGACATATTTTCATCAAAGTTTTCAACAGTAAAACCTCGAATAGTTTGCATAAGATCATCTACATTTTTATTACTAGATTGTGTCCATGAAAGTACGCTATCATTTTCATTTATTGCTCTAACATTATTATGTATTTCTTGTCCTTTACTTGCAGCTAAACTTGATAGATATTGTTCTGCATATGACTTAAATCTAAAAGGAGCATTTTTAACAGTAGTTTCAATATAACTATCTACTACATTATAGAAACCCTCAGTGCTTCTCATATTGTCATTTTTAGCTTTATTAAAAAAGTTTATTGCATCTATTGTAAATTTAGATTTATATTTTTGTTCTTCTTGCAAAGCAGCCATTTTACCCATTTCATTAAGACTATCTCCTAATGCTTCAGAAGCTGTAGCTACCCAATCAGCTGTTGTAGCTCTAACAACACCCATTCTTCCAGATAGTTGTGATACTGAGCTACCAGTTGTACTTACTCTTTTTTTACCAGGTGTTAATGCCATTATACTGTTTCTGATCCTTTATAATATTTACTTCTTGCAAAACCACTTGTAAGTGATGCTGCAGCACTTGTATATCCTCCAAACAATAATTGTTGAGATTGATATTCATTTTCAAATAATCTTTGTCTAAATTTATTTTGTGTTGATTTACCCATAAGTCTAATATTAGCTATATCTTTTTCTGTGTTTTTCTTAACTTGTCTATTTATGTTTATAAAACTCATGCTGTTATCTAAATATCCAGCAGTAGATTGATATGCTAAGTTATTAGCTAATTCTTGTAATCCTACTTCTGTTCTTGCGTTTTCTTCTTCTAATGCTTGTACTTCTGCTAATTTTCTTTCAGTTTCTAATCTATAGTTTTCTCTAGCAATCGCAGCTCGTTGCGCTCTTACACTAGAAATTGTACCAATAGTAGTAGCAGCTGTACTCATTAGAAATAATGTTGATGCACTTAAACCCATTATGCGAACTGTATCTCCATAGCTACACCCAATACCTTAAGCGGTAAGGGATCATTTTGAGATATAGTTATAGTAGGACTTTTACTATATCCCAAGAAATTAAATTCTTTTTTATCAGTTACTGGTGTAATATCTGTACCAGCTGTAAAGTTTACTTGTTGTATAACTAATTCTTTTGCAGATAGATCTTGAGCTTTCAATGTAACATCTAATCCAGAAGATATATCTACAATAGCTTTGTTTACTCTTTTTGGCTG